CCCGGGCGATTCGCGGCGCGCTCTCCTCGCCGCGGCCGCGAACCATGATGACCCGGCTGATCGGATGCCGGCGCGCCCAGCCGAAGACGTCTTCGGTCCAGGCGTTGCCGTCGATCGCGACGCGGTCCGGCGCGATGCGCCGCCCGGCCTCGTTCTGCCAGGTCTGTACGACCAGGGCGTCGAGCCTTTCCCGGGTGGTCGCTTCCGAGATGTGCCCCGGCACGATGCCGTAGTCGACGACCCAGCGGCGGAAGTCGCGGCCGAAGGCAACCAGCTGCCACTCGACGCGATCGCCCTGGCAGTCCACCCCCAGCGTCAGCACGAGGCCGCCGTTGGGGATGATGCCCTTCGAGTAGGGCGAGCCCGCGGCCCGGTCGCGCAGTGCTTCCCACGGCGGCGCTTCGCCTCGCGTCTCCCAGGCCTTGCCGACGGTGTCGTTCCAGAACACCTGCTCCGATGAGGCATCGCCCTTCGCCTTCAGCCACTCCCGGGCGATGCGGCCCCAGGAGTAGAGCGGGCTGTAGGCGCGCCAGATCCAGAAGCTGCGGTGGTAGTTCGCGGCCTTCGGATTGCGCGCCACCCACTTCTGGCCGGCCAGCATCTTCGGGCGATGATGCTCCTCGATCGTCGCGCCGCACGACACGCAGGTGAAGTGCGCGGCGTCCGGGTTCTCCTCGTCGAGCTGCGCCAGCATGTTCTCCCATTCGAGCACCTGCATGTGCCCGCAATGGGGACAGGGCACGTAGGGGTACTCCTGGCTTCCCAAGTGGAAGTTCTTCGTGATCCGGCATCCCGGCATCACGAGCGGCGTGCCGGCCTTCAGGATCTTCGCGAACTCGATCGACCCGGAGCGGCTGTCCGCCTGCGACTCCGGATCGCCGGCCGGGTTCATCTCCCACTTGCTGAGGTCGTCCTGCGCCTGGCGCGGCATCGTCACCTGCGACAGGGACGCCGGCGAGTTGGCGCCGGAGATCAGGATCGAGCCCAGGCCCTCGACGTGCTCCTTCATGAACACGCTGTCGGCGCCGTCGCGCGTGCGCTCGGGGAAGAGCTCGTCGAGCGCCGGCGTGCCGCGCAGCAGCAGGCGGAGCTTCAGCTTCGACCAGCGCCGGGCGTTGTCCTCGGTCGGATGGACCACGAGGAAGTCGCACGGATCCATGACCATCGTGCCGCCGATGAAGATGTTCAGCATCACGGTCTTGCCGATCTGCGCCGAGCACATCAGCGTCACGATCCGGCACGGGTCGTCGGGTGACAGCGCCCTCAGGATCTCGTCGAAGTAGGGAAAGTTCCTCCTGTTGTATGGCCCCGGGAACTGCGCGCTCTCGCGCACGCTGAAGACGATGTGCCGTTCGGCGAAGTCGAGGTAGTCGACAGGCGGCGGCGGTTCGAGGGCGCGCGCCGCGGCCAGGGCGACGACGCGCTCAGCATTCGCTATCTGGATCGAGGTCAAAGCCCACGGTCTCCGGCAATGGCTCGGCCCGCTCGCGCGCCTCGATCGCGCCGGCGGCCCGGACCTTCCTCAACTCGGCCCGCATGACGTGCATCACGTCGCGCTGCGGGATCTGGAACCTCGCCGCCAGGGCGGCGGCGATCTCGGGAAGCGCGCCGTCCAGGCGTGCGATGACCTGGGCAATCTCCTTCGCCGCGGCCCGCTTGGCCTCGTCGGCGTCGACCAGCCGGCCGTTCGCGACGGCCTCGGCGGTGTCCTTCTCGCGATTGGCGCGCCGCGCCGCGATGACCCGCTCCTCGAGCAGCTGCTGCTCCAGGCCGGACCCGCCACCCGTCAACGGCAGGCTGGACGGACCAGGGGGCGGCGCCTCGCCCAGCCTGGTCGACAGGCCGTTGCCTGAGTGCCGCTGGTCGACGTCCAGTCGCGCCTGGAGCTGGGCCTGCGCCTTCTCGACATCGATCTGGGCGTTGCGGCCGACGCCGACGATCGCATCGCCGTCGATCTTGCCCGCCGCCAGCCACTGCGAGACCCGCGCCGGCGTCACGTTGCAGAGCCGGGCGAACTCGCCTTTGGTGACCACTGGCATGTTTAGTCCGTCTGTAGGCTCCGAGTTTAGCCTCTAAATCCGCTCTCTCTCTGCATGACCCCCGCGGTGCGAATTCCCCGTGGGGGCTGAAGTTCCGGGAGGACCCGAATGGGTCTCGCAACAGCGAAGCCAGCGGGCCGCATGCATCTCGCGCTCGCGAGAGATCAGGAACGATTGTCGTTCCTGACGGCTGCGTCGAGGGCCTCGCTCATGTGCCGCTCGGCCACGCGACGGAAGGCACGATCGGCGACACCGTAGAAGTCGTAGCGCTTCGTGTACGACGGGCGAGAGACGAAGGCGAAGACGACACCGAGCATGCCGTTCGGCATGTGCCAGTACACGCCAGGCTTCAGGCTGCTCCCCGGCCGTGGCACGAAGAAGTAGTTGCTCTTCCGCGCTCCGCGTCGCTTGCCCTTGCGGTTCGCTCGGTAGCCCTGTTCACCGAACGCCTGAAGGTCCGATAGCACGCGGACGATGAAGCTGCCTGGCACGTTCCCGTACTGGTCGAGCGGCGCCTGCCGGCCCGGCACTGCGTAGGCCAAGGGCGACATGAGCCCGCGCATGATCAGGGCCCGTTCGAAGCGCTTGTGCCGGCGCTCGCCGCCCTCGATCTGGGGCGCGAGATACTTCGAGCCGGGCGTGCCCTTGTTGGGCGTGTCGTTGATCCAGACGCTGAGCCACGGCCGATCGATGGTGGCCTTGCTGATCTGCACCGCCTGGATGGTCCAGGGCGTCGGTCGGTCGAATACCTCGGACGCTTCGGATCGGAGTGCGCCGTAGATGTACCGGCCCGTTCGCTCCACCGCCTGCAGCATCGCCCTTGGCAGGTGCCGACGCTGCAGCTCGGTCAGCATCCCGAGCAGGCCAGCACTGTTGTGCCGGAAGTCGTAGGAGACTGGCACTAGGCGATGACGGCGCCCGCGTCGTAGGCCTCGCCGAGGACCTTCACCGCGTTCGACCCGGTCCCGATGCAGAGCGGCAGCACCTTGTCGGTCGAGCCCATGTCGCCCGGCGGGCAGAGCGAGCCGGCGGTGTCGCCCGGCGAGTAGACGACGCCGGCAGCGGGCGCGGCACCGGCGCCCAGCGTGACCTTGGCACCGGGCAGCGCGATCAGGACGGGCTGGCCGGCGGCGCCGCCGTTCAGCGCGATGCCGTAGCCGTCGGCGCCAGCCTCGGCAGCTGAGCCATCGCCCTGGGCGAGCTTCCAGGTCCCGGTGGTCGCGTCGAAGTAGACCGACTGGCCCGCCGTGACGGCGACACCCAGCGTGCCATACTTGGTCGGACCGGAAGCGAGCAGCACCTGCGTCGCCGTGATCGTAAGAGCGGCCATGACGATCTCCCAAAAGAAAACGCCCGCGGCGGGGGCTGCGGGCGTCTCCGGGGCGCGATCCGCCACCGGTATCAGAAAATCTGCTCTAAACTGTCCAAAGTGTCCAGCATTAATTTTCCGCCTTCTGAAAGAGGACGCGCCAGCGCTCCCACGTCTCGGTGTCCACGAGCTGGTGCCCAGCCTGCCACATAGCCGCGAGGTTCCGCCGTTCGCTCAGGTAGAGGGTCGCGATCGACGACTTGCCCAACGCCGCTGCCTGCCGCTTCTGCAGCATCTGCGCGACCTTTCGCACCGACAGGCCGAAGGCCATGGCCTGCAGGATTGCACGCTGGGTGCCAGGCCGCTTCAGCAGCTCGGACCAGGTCCAGTCGGCGATCGAGATTTCAGCAGCCGACGGCGGCAGGCGCACTGCGCGGTCCCGATCGGCCAGCGCGGCGTCGCCCAGCAGCGAGACGAAGCCGCGACGCATCGGCGAGGGCAGGCGAGTGATCGTGTCGCCGACGTTGAGCAGCCGGCAGTGCACCAGGTCGGGCGTCCACACGCGGCCGCCGTGATGGTCCCAGATCGGGTCCGTGATGTCGGCGACCGGATTGGCGACCACGGCCTCGATCTCGGCAGGCCGGTCGAACACCGTCGCGCGCTGGTTCACCAGGATGGCGCGCAGCCCGTCGGTGCGCGGCTGCCACGGCTTCGAAGTGGCCGTCTCGACGACCGGTACGCCGGAATTTTCCTCGTACCGCTTCTGTACCGCCTTCCGTACCGCTTCCTTCATTCTGATTTTCCTCACTTATTTGAAGAAACGGTACAGCGGTACGCTATTGAATCGGTCTCTCTCTACGCGCACGCACGCGCGTATAGGGACCTCTATTGTGGGCCGTACCGTTGTACCGTTTACCCATTCGATGCCTATGCCATCGGGACTTTCCGGCGGTACGCGAACCGGTACACCGAGCGGTACGCGCTGATGCCGTACCGCTTTCGTGGGGGTGCGGGGGCCGATCATGGCGGGATGTCCTCCGAGATCGACGACGGCGCAGAGACCGCTTCGCGCTCCTCCTTCATGCTCGGCAGCACTTCGGGCGGCACCAGGTAGCAGCGGCTCTGCACGCCAGCGAACCTCATGGGCACGTCGGACGGCTTGGCCTCGACGACAGAGCCGTTGGGCAGGGTTCGCCGGAGCGAAGCGAGGATCTG